ACAAGACTACCTGAAATTTCGTCAACAGTGCTTGAAACATCTACAAGACTACCTGAAATTTCGTCAACAGTGCTTGAAACATCTACAAGACTACCTGAAATTTCGTCAACAGTGCTTGAAATATCGACAAAACTGCCTGAAATATCTGATAGCAATGTCCCAACAGATGCATTCTGATTTGCACTCATGGCGTTATTTAAGTCATAAATTTGTTTATTTGTTAATGACATATTTTCTCCTTTTATTTACATATAAAAAAGGTCACCCTTTTTTATGTCTTTAGTTGATTCATCCCGCTGGATTTTTACACCATTGGAAGTAATAAAATATTTATCCCGAGATAGTATAACTTTAAATCCGGTAGAAATTGGTTCTTCGGCAATAGAAATTGGAATAGACTTTGTTTTTTTAGACGGCTTTTCAGGTTCTAATGGCGGTATTTTTGGTTCCGGTTTTTGGTCGTCTAAGTCCATTACTTCACCTATTTTCGGTTCTGGCCCATCGTCGGGTACATCAAGGTATTCATCCATAATTATTTTTCCTTTAGGGGCGGGGAAACCCGCCCCATAATATTTATTTTAACCGATTGTAATTGTGACAGAGCCAACTGCCGGAGAACCCGATGTGGTATCTTCCTCGGTCTCAAACTCTATTAGAGATGAACCAGAAACTGCCGCACCTGTTACAACACCGGTTTCGGCAACAACCTCTACTATAGAACTTGCGGAAGTAGAGAAAGTTAAATCCCCGTTTGGTACTTTAAAAGATATACCATCTTGGGTAATACCATATATCGTAAGGGTTACAGATTCACCGTTAGCAATATCAAAATCACCCCCAGCACATTCCAGCGAAACAACATCGTCCCACCAGTTTGTATTGTCAATAACTTCAATAATGTAAGCATAGATTTCTCTTGCTCCACCACAAGCGTCAATTTCCGCAGCGCTTGTTGGGGTATAGGCAAGTGCCATACCAGTTAAAGGAGTGTTAGCGATGCCGTCAGCTGTCATTGACAGAGTAAAAGCACCGGATAAGGCAACTCTTGGTATAATAATTTGGATTAAACCAATCTTATTTGTGGTTACATCAGCGGAGTTAAGCTGTGATTCCAAAACAATTTTTACAATACCGGGAACCATATTAGCATCAATTGTGAAGGCTTTACCGGTTGTGGTATTTGCTGTATAATAACGAACACAGAAAACTTCACCTTCAGTGAATGACCCTGCAGCTAAAGTAAAGGTGCTTCCGGTAAATTCAATTTTTTGAGTTGCGCCGCTTGAAGAAGTAGCCCAACCGTAAATTGTTTCGCCGTCAAAAGCAATTGGTGTTTCAGAAACTGAGCCAGAACCAGCAGTTGTAGTAACGTTTTCCTGCTTGTAGTAATTACCAGTCTCTAGAGTAGCGCCAACTGTTGCAGCAAGCATTCCCAAATTCCACTGGGTATCAGTGATGGTAACATTCATTTCCGCAGTATGATAATAAATATATTGTAGCTTATTACCAATTCCGCCGCGAACAGGGGTTGAGCCTAGTGTAACTTCAATTGAGCTATCTAACAAAGTTTTACCTGTAAAAACAATGTTATCGTTAGCGTCGTAGGCGTAAACATCCGCGCAATCTGTTACTTTTATGACCTTATTAAAATAAGGCGATTAGGAATTTCTACCTAATTCTGCATTTTCTTTTTTTAACATTATATATGCAGGTCCGACTGTATATTCATCCTGTAAAAACAGGAGGATAACTTCAGTATGATAATTACTTATCATACCCCGCAGTCTGTAGGGATTTTATTATAATTATTTGGATTTATTAAATTTATTTCTAAGAGACGCTTAGGTTTTATTATTTATAGTATTTTTATAAAAATATATCCCGATTGTCATTTAATTAAATCCTTTAATTATAATAATCTTTCCTCGGTCTCAATCATGTCTGACTTTTAACCGATATAGTTATCTGCTGAGTTTTTTACTAAAAACTCCGTATATTTCTATACGTTTCGGCAGTTTTAGTTTACCGATGTTAAAAATTTTCTAATTCCCATAATATAATCCTCCATTTTTTAATAGATATTTGATTTTTTTTCTTAGCGCAACAAAGGCTAAGCGTTGATTGTCTTCCAAAAACTTTTTATATTCATATTTAAGTTCTGGAAAATTTATAATACTGTCCGTTTGAGACAGCCACATCCATACAACATCATATGCTCTGGCGGCTTTATCTTCAGCATCAAAACATCCAATATAATAAGACGTACCTGAATACCTTATTTGGGCAACCCATTTATCGGAATATTTTTGATAAGATACTCCTGAGTATTGACTGTGAGATTTTGCATTAGATGCTTTTTGGCGAGTCTCAAGCGAATGAGGTACGCCTTTATTTATAGGGGTTTCTCCTTTTTTAAATTGAAAGTCTTTCAAATGAGAAGTATCGGTGTTGACACCTTTATTCCAAGGAGTCTGACCCAAATGGGATTCTGAAAGTTTTTTCTTGGTTTCTTCGGATACAATTAAACCAAGTACGCCTTCCCCTCCGTCTGTGCCATTTACTAAATTTTCTCTTCCATAAAAAGAAATCCAATATTTTTCTTTTTCTTCTCTCTCTTTTTCTGAAACAGTTTCTATTAATCTTATAACCGGTAAAAGATTTAGAGAAATAAGTTTTCTAATCCATTTACAACGATAACTTTTTCCGCCCCGCTTTGCGTCGCTTATGTGCTGATTAAGTCTTCTTTGTAAAGAATTTTTTGTTACCCCAACATACCTCGCTAAGCCATTTCGGGGGTCAATTAATTCATATATAAAAACATTATTGCCCATTATATTAATTGACCTCCTTATTTTTTTGCGCTTTCAAGTGATATTTTGTTTTGGAGCGCATCCAATCCGACAGAAACATCTTTGTATTTGTCGGTATCATCTATATTTGAAAGCCAGTGTTTTATGAAAGACTTATCTTTAAACTCAACCATACCAGACATAGAAGCCTGTAAAAATATCTTATAATGAACCAGAGTATCCATTCTTCTTATACTTTTTAAAAATTTTCGTATAGTTAAGTTATATACATATTCTAAGCTCCATCCCGTCGCAACGGATAAAGATACAATGTAATCTTCTAATGATGCGGTTTTTTCCCCGTTTAGCTTTCTTTTATATTCTCTTGCCTTTTCTATAGAATCCCGTACTTCTTTTGATATATTTTCATCAATGAGTTCGACATCATTTTGCTGTGCTATAATATTTCTCATCTCGAGAAAATCTTTGTTCTTAAATATCTCCCCATCTATTACAAAGAACGGCTTCCCTTTTTCATCAAGATTATACCTGTTTATACTCTCCTCTAGCTTCTCAAAGCTTTTATCATCTTTAAGGCATAGCGATAATAATCTATCTAAGAATAGTAAATAAGGCGTTTTATCCTCGGATACCCTATCGTTTTTATATATATATTCCAAATCACTCATTCTTATTATAATGGGATTTGGTATGCTATTTTTGTCGATAGTCAAACAGGAAGCCAATGCCGAAAACATGCTGTAGTCTTTAACTGTAATGGGATATATAAGTATGTTTCTGTATGGAACGGGTAAATCATATGTGATATAATGCGATATGTCCATTTTTATGCCGAGTAAGTAGTAAATATAATTTGTTTTCCGGCGAATGGTATTTGACCCGCTTCGAACAATCTGCTACTTTCATCACCCATAACATTGAAAAACATCAACCCTAAACCCCCGACATCTGACCCATTAAAGGTTGCCAGAAGTTCTCCGGCGATGGAATCTATTCGAGTAGTATAATTGGATAAGTGGTTTATTTTGTAATGTGCAAAAACTTCCATGCTCATTTCTATTTTTCCAAGTGTCCTGTTAAAGCCTATCGCATGATAAGGCATTATTCTTAAAAGACAAATCTCCTCTACGAGAACATCTGGCTGCTTTCCATCCATGAACACGTGGTATTTAGAACTATCTTGCTGCCCGGCATATATCAATTGGCTTTTTTCTTCTTTTGTTAAATCCGGCTTATCCCAAGCATCGGGGGTACTATATTTCAGAAGTTTCCACACTAACTCGTTATTATCCATAAGATATTTTATGCAATTATAAGATAGTTTTGAAAATTGCCTGAATTCATTATAAGCTTCCGTACCAATTATTTGTGTCTCATGCGGTGTCATATAGCCATGCTCCTCTCAGAAAGATATTATATTGCTTAGATACAATAGAACCAGAACTGCATTCTATTGTAAGGTAAGAATTTACATCTTTTATTTTATTTAAAATTTGGAAGCTGTTTACTGCACTTCCTCCTGTAAAAGTATAATTTTCAGAAGGGACGTCATTTCTGTCACAAGTAATAGATAACAATTCGGGGGTTTCAGCACCATCTTCATACAAAAATACTTGGAAAATCTGAGTATCCCCTTCTAATACATAATTTTTGTTTGGGGATATTCTTATTTCAAAATTAGTTTCCGGAGTTTCAGATACGATTATATCGCATGTATCAGAAGCCGGGTTTCCCTTTATGTTGGCAGTTATAACAGCATTACCTGTAGCTATGAAATTTACATAACCAGAGGATGTTACAGTTGCAGCGAGGATATTTGAAGAAGACCATTCTACTTCACGAGTAACGCTATGATTATTGTAAGTTATATCTACGTGAAGCTGTATTCCTTCTCCTGGTAAACCGGAAAAGCTATCTTCCGTAATTGAAATCGTGTACAAATTTGTATTGACATCCGCTATGCCGTTAACTATATCGTCCAGCTCATCATTAACAAAATCGGCAATTAAATCAAGTGTCAATATTCTTGCATCTCCCCAATTATAAGTTGAAGTATTTCTAAAGTCATTTATACCAGTTCCAATTACTTTGTAGCCAGTCCAATGCCCGGGATTTCCAAATAAAAATCTTTGGTTTTCGTTTATTAAATTTGTTCGTGAGTTAAATTGAGTATCAATGTGGACAAAACCACCGGGTGTTTTAAAAGGAGAGCCTTGCGTTGCATAGTCTCTTGGCTCTTTTACCAAATACTCTATAGCGCATGGTTCCTCATAGAAAATTCCAGTTGCTTCATCAATCCATCTAAGTGTATTATTGCACCGCCTTATCGTACATGTAGCAGTTAAATTCTTATACAACTCTATATTCGTTGTCAACCAAATACTATCGTCAAAATTGTAAAACCTTCCTAATTCTGGGGGGATGCTTGTACTTTTAAAATACAATGTTTTCCAATCATCTCCCAACTTTAAACCAGTTTCTGCGTTGATGACATGGCTTATTCTTACATCTACATCTCTAAATATTTGAGAACCAATAGAGGTTTCTTCCTGTATTGTCCACCAGTTAGAGGCATTATAAAATTGCTCATCAAGCGTTTTTTGGAATAAGGTAACATAGTCACTCTTTGGCTCATAACCTTTTTGCGCTCCAGCAGCTAAAGATGCCAAGGTGTATTTATAATTGCTCATATTACACCTCCATAAAAGTCTGATTAAGCCATTCGCTCCAATCGTTTTTCTTATAAGTGTAATCAAGCAGAAGTTGTGAGCAAGTTTCTTTTATATGGTTAAGATGGATAGACTTTTCTCTCAAGTTCATTGCTTCGGAAGCAACTCTAAAATCCCTATCTGTAACATGCAAATTCATTTGCGTTATATCTTGAACGTTTTTCTGCATCCAATATTTCATCATAAGGGTTGCCAGTATTATTTTATTTTCTCTGGTTAATACCTCCGGAAAGGTTTTTGTTGCCTCATCAAAATCTAAATCTTGGTTGCATATATCGAACTCAATAATAGCAAATTCGAGCCATGCTTGCAAATAGTTCTCAAAATCTTCTTCGGATGCGTTGAAAAGGTCATTGAGCCTGTAGTCTGTAACGGTCTGCATAAACAAATCGAAAATTTCACTTAGTGATGTGCCCATAAGACCCTCCTTTTAATTTAAAATTACTGTTTTATTGCTGTTTGCTCGAGCAGCATTTTTGCATTTTCTACTCGTTCTGAAATCTTGATTCCTGAAATTCTAGCAATACTGTCTACGACATTTAAGTCAACAGAGTCAGAATCATTAACCATTTTCTCAATAAGCAAACCAATAATTACCTTCTGTTGTTCCGGGTTAGCGGAATTATACAGGGATAAACCTTCCTCTGAGTTCGCTGAAAGAATATCTTCTATTTTATCTTTTGTAAGTATTTTACTGTATACATCATCTAGACCATGCAAGCGTATAACACGCGGGTCAAGTATGTAGTAAAAACCAGCGCTAAGAAACTTTGGATTGGTTTCTATAATATCTACTAAATCTTTATATAATATTCTTTTTACCTCTCCAAATTTAGAAAATTTTTTTATACTTCCCTGTCCTCTTTCTTTTGTAGAAAGGTTAAGGCTGTATGGGACGAGACTCATTACTGGAATGTAATCGTCCAAATTTATCTTATCTTCTTTTGCAGACTCTTTGGTTTGTTCTACTACTTCTTGCTTTTTTTCTAATTCAGCAAGCTTCGCTTTTAAGATTTCGATTTCTTTTTTTTCATCTAAATCTGAAAGCTGTTTTGTACCTTGTGATGTCATTTCTCTCCTAAAATTTATAATAAAAGGGTGGGTATTACCCCACCCTTTTAATTTTTATATGTTAGACGCTCATTACTCCGGCTACGGCGTTAGTCACAATCCCTGTTCCCCAGCTTTTGTACATGGTAGAAACCTGCATCAAATTAGCGCGGTCATAGGTGTCGTCTTGCCATGATAAGGTCGAACCTTCGAGAACAACCTTAACAATTTTCTGGCTGCCGGGAGACAAGAAGTAAATTCTGTCATCGGGCAGTCTCAGGGCAAACGGATTTGATAGGTCAGCCATTTGCGGCATAACCATTAAATCGGTTCCCATATAGTTGTTAATATAACCCAAGCGGGTATATTCGCTGTTAATGTCATAACGATAGTTAGCATTATCAGGCAGAACATGGGACAGAGCAACCTGCGTACCCATAGCTACAACACCCGCACCACCATTCCAAGTTCGTACAGCCTGTGAAAGGCGAGCAAACTCTTCGGGGGTGTAACCAGCTACGCGCAATCCGGTAACTGGGGTATTGTCAATGGTTTCCATTGCAGCGGAAAAAGCGTTGTAAATATCGAGGTTCAGAGAGTAAGCGAAGGAATTAATCATAACGCGAACAAACTCTGCAAGGGATTCCTTGCCATCCAAAACCTTCATCAGTGACACATAAACGGTCATCTGGCGTGGTTCAGGGCTAACAGTAACCTCACCAGCATACCATTTGTGCAGTTCGGTTGTGCGCTTTCCGAGGCGGCTTGATTTTGAAACAACAAACAGTTCGTTTGGTTTCACGGTAAATTGGGCGATATCACCCCAACCGATATTGCGGATTTCGGAATAAGAACCGACATTACTGACTAAAACGTCAGGAAGAATCATGTCAATCATTGCTGAAACAACAGCGAATGTTGCCCAACGTAAAGTCGGATGATTCTGCCACGAAGCAACCGGGAACGCATCGAAATTAGTAATACCAGCAACGCGCAAAATCTCGCGCTTCAGAGCAGCATTTAATTGGTCTTCTTTTTCAGAAAAACTAATTTCTCTACCTGCTTCTGAAATTTTCTGATATTCTACTTTTGTATCGCCATTCATAGCGCGATAGTGATTGTAGTAGTCAACGAACTGTTCATAGGGTTTGAGATTTTCTGAACCCGCGAAAGTTAAAACATTATTAGGAATTCTCATAATTTTCTCCTTTTTATAATTATGCGCGGATACATTCGAAAATGTATGCAGTCTCGCGCCCAGAGCCAAAGCTCGAGTTCAAAGATGTGCTGCCGAAAGCAATTGTGGTAGTCTGGATGAGCTTATAGCATAAGCCAGTACCGGGGTCTGCGGCAGACCAATCTAACTTTTTCTGACCAGCAACTGGAATTAAATACAAGTCTCCATCAGCGAATGCACTTAAAATAGCATCAGCATTTAGGGTAATAAGGTCATGTACCTGTGGTCTGTAGGCAGGGAAAACCTTACCTTCAAGATTTGTAAATTCTTTGACGTCATCCGCAGTTGTAGCAGGTTGTAGAGAGGGCATAAATTCCTCACCGGAATAAGCCATCCACAAAACGTCAGCGGTTGGAGATGCAGATGTTAATGCAGTAGTCCAAACTTCGAACTCATCAACTTCTGTTGATTTCCCAGTCAATGTAAAAACTGACCCGTTATCAACATCGCCAACTGTACTCCCAGAGATAGCGTGGCGATTCCAAATATCCACGTTCATTGCTCCGATTTGGCGAGGAATAAAAATACCATGATTAGCAGCCATAATAAAAACCTCCTGTTTTTATAAATAAAATTTGTTTGACCAAGCCTCGATTATCGCCACAGGCCTGTTTTAGATTTTTCCGGTAAATCACCAAAAGGCAATCCCGCTTTTTTAACATTAGCAAATGCTTCCTTATTATCTCTAACAACAAAGTCAAATGATTTTGCTTTACATAAAGTTTTCCACAATTCAATATCCGAAAAGGAGTATTTTTCTGCTTCCGCAAGCATTTCTGCTCTTGCTTCTTCTGGAATAATTACTTTTTCTTCAAGTTGTCTTATGGTTTCTTCGACGGCAAACGATTTTTGAGTTTCCTCAATGTTTGCTTTAAATAATCTTAATTGCTCTATTTCAGACATATAGACTTTCATTTTCTTTGACATCTGATTTATTTTAGCAAAAAGACCTGCCATTATAACAGAAAAGTCTTCGACTTCCTCTTTGGAGATTTCTTCTCTAGCCATTTTAATGTCTTCTTTGTCTTCTTCATCTTCGACATCTTCATCTTCCACAAATAATGCGCTCATGGCTTCTCGAGTAGCTCTCTTGGGGAACTCAAATATTTTCTTTTCTTTTTCTTCCTCTTCTTCTGGTTTTTCCTCTTCTGGCTCTTTTTCTTCTTCTTCTTCTTCTTTCTTTTCTTCTTCTTTAGCCATATCTATTGATGCATCTACGGGTTCAATTACCACGCTTTCATCATTAGAATTTTCGGAAATAACTTCGTTTTCGGAAGTAAAATCTTTTTCCTCTTTCACTGATAAATCCTCCTTTTCGAGCTCATCTTCAAGCTCAAAGATTAAATTTTCTGGTTCATTCATAGACTCTTCTCCTGAAGACATTTTGGCTTTGTTAGATACCCATTTTCCGTCTTCTACATGGTGTGTTTTTTTAAATGAAGCTATTGCAATTGCCCACCCGTTCTTTTCTCCATCCGAGCCAATAGAATCGGCTTGCGCCGCAATCTGATTAGCTTGACCGAGACTGATTGGGGGAGTTATCCCCTTCAAGGAGGGATTTATATCGCCAATATTTTTGTAAGGAAATGTAACAAGGGTAGAGGTTGCCATATCTATATATTGTTTTGGAAATTCCTCTTTATAATCTTTGTTATACTCCTCTGCTATATCGGCAAATGATAACACCTGCGCATGAGCAAGCGGGATTGCGGGAGTTACAAAACTCCCTAATATAGTGATGCCTTCATATTTAAAATCAAGTAATTCATATTTCTCTTCATCGAGCTTTTTCATTTTATAAACACTCATCTCAACACTAACGGGTTTTTTGCCACCGTCTCTTTTGAAAAAGCCAAGTAAAGCGCCTGTGTATCTTTTCCATACATAAGCAACTACTGAAAGCATTGTTCTTCCATCCGGAAGTACTCTCTGTTTTATCTCCGAGGTTTCCGGAACAAAACCACAAGGAACCTCATCTTTATCGTGAGTATATACATCGTCTAATGTTTCGTCATATTTCCAAACAAGCGGGCAGTTTTTTATCGTATCTGCTGTTCTCAAAAGGGTTTCTTCTGAAACATATAGGTCATGCAAATTATCACCTGAAGCAAAGAAATCAAGAGATAAAACGGCAAAGTTTGAATTAGGATTTTCATTAATTATCGTGGCGTCTTCCACTGAAAATTTTATTTTTTTATCGCTCACATTTTACCTCCTTTCCCGCTTAAACTATCCAGCAATTTTAAATGCAGTGGCATAGTTTTAAGGGCTTTTTTCAATGATTCCGTATTAGAAAAGTAATACGAATTATCATCCATAGATAGAACAGGTAAATGACATTTATATACAAGATATTTTGCAATTGTGTGTCCGCATTTATATTTATTCTCAATAAAATCTGTATTAACTATCATTTATACCTTACCCCCTCTCCCAATGTTTGCTCCACCGGCTCGAGTATTTGCCCCCTCATCTGTTAATTCTGTTGGTTTCTTTTGAGGTCTCCCAGCAGATTCTGCAGCTTCTTTCTGAGCTTCTATGTTTTTTTCTGCGGTTTCTTGCCCGGATTTAATGTTCATGTTTGCAAGTTCTTTCTGCTGTTCGAAAGAAGGAGCTGTTATCATACCCATAAAATCCATAGCTTTTGCTTCTTCCATTTGTTTTCTTAGTTCAGATGGTTTCATTCTCATTGCGGCGGCTATTTTTTGGGGTAATATAATACCTTTATCGAACAAGGTCATTGCTTTTTCAAATCTAGAGTCTCGATTTACAGAAAAATCTGTTCCCTCAAATACAAAATTAAATTTAAAATTCTTTGTTCTTAAATTTATCTGATACCCGAGATATTCCTCAAATTGCTCATAAAGAGAAGTCATCAGCTGTTCGTCAACATTTAAACTTAGTTGGGTTTCAATGACATTTGGTTTAGCATTACTGCTGAATATAAGATTTGTATTCACACCACTTAAAGCCAATGTTGTACGCATATAACTATCGTACATGTCGGAATTACCTTCAAAATCAACAACTTTGAAATTCTGCAATGGGGCAGCCGCAATTTTAACGGATTCTGATACTGCGCTTTTGACAAGAGCCATGAATTTTCCAAGCAAAGGAGCACTAATAGCGATGCTATCTTTCACTGTCGCTTTTGAGTCTCTATTTAGCATCGGAACTTCACCAATTACCATTTTACTGGCTTCAGCCATATTCATATTTTGCTGCAAAGCTCTAACTGTTGGTTGTAAAACCAAGTCATTAAACAATGGAGTAAAATATGGTAACCTAGTTGCAAGCTCCGGGCTGAATTTAAAGCAAACACCTACTTCGGGAGGTATATCAACCCAAGTTATATAACTTGAATTTCCCCGCTTATTTAAAGGCAGAGATGGGTTATATGATGTCGGGTTGTTATATGCCTTTTTTCTTTTTTTATCTAGTTCAACATACTTCTTTTTAAACCAGTCGGGATACATATCTATATCCACTCCGGCTTGCTCAAACCAGCTAAAGTCAAAACTAAATAATAGCCCTCCTGCCCATCTTGCTGTTATTTTACAATAAGCAGGGGGCAATTCCTGCAAAATATATCTATCTCCCAAATCAAAAAATGTTGCAAAAAATGCGTCATTTCTTAACATTCCTCTAATTGCTGTGCGAAATTCCTTTCTATAATTAAACTTATCGAGAAAGGATTCTACAATATCAAGGTCTTTCTTATATTTTGGTAACTTATAATCTTCAGCTTTTGCGTTAGATGTATAAGTTATATCAAAAGATAGCATATTTACAGAGTAAGAAATAAGTCTTTTATATACCATTGATATGAGCTCAAAATTCTGAGAGAAAGCTTGCAGATTATCCTCATTATTTTTTGGGTCTGCCATAGCTGCAGAAAGTAAGGCTTCTGTTGCCGCAATAGGATTCAAGTTTATCTGCTTCATCCTTGAGTTTATAGTATCAGGAGTTACATAAGAATTAAACCCATTTAAATAGCGGGCAAAATCAATTACATCCCATACTTCCTCTTCCGTCAACAAATTCTTTTCGTTTTCTTCCATTAAACCTCCTTTCTATACGAGCTTTATGTAATAAGAGATACACCTAAAAAGGCGAGCTCATCTTCATACTCTGTATAAGAATCTCTTAACAATTCTGTATCCATAAGAGATACGTAATAATTTAAATATGAGACAGCGGTATATCTATCTTTTCTCGCCCCTTCGGGCTCGACAAGTTTAACATTTCCACCGACTAAAACCATTTCAAGAGCAATGCATTCGTTTATAAACAAACTTGTCTGCAAGTGTGCTTGTAGTAAATAAGCCCTTATTCCAGTATCATCTTGGTCTAAGATATCTTTATTACCGGATTTTATTAGAAATTCTTCCTCCGTATTGTCGTCTACAAGGAAAGAAACAAGCTTCTTTTTTAATCTTGTTCTGAATGAAACCGCAATATCTGAGTTTAAAGAAGATGATGCAAATATTGGAAAAACACACTCTTTTGAATCTTGAGATAATGTTCTATTCCTTAGCTCTTCAAAAACCCTGTCATCAACATGCTCAGAACGCATTACTGTATAACCGGGATATTCTACCCCCCGGACTTCGTCTTTCGTAACGGAAGATAAAGCATCGAAAACACTTATCCCAGCATTCGCAATATCAAGTACAAGAACATCTGCTTGAAATTCTTCAAATATTTGTTTTATTCTTAAAGATTGTAAGTAGGTATTTTTTCCGTTATGAGATTCCATATAGGTAATTTCTGTTTGCCAACCTTTCCGATTAGGCATTAATCTCGCACAGGCAATAATAGTATTATCGTTTGTAGAACCCGCTCTCATAGCAATATCTACAGATACTATTCTTACCTCTTCTGTATTCTTTGGTATATCATAGGGGTTTTTCTTTGTTGTAATGTAGGCGTCATCTGTTATAGGTCTCCAACCTCTTTTTATGTTTCTATGAAATAATCCAAGTTTATAAAAAGAATTTGCCGAAGAACCATAAGGGATGTTACCATATTCCATGAGGAATGTAATCGGGTCTAAAGTATCCATTTCTTTTATCATTTGTTTTTTTGTTTTTATACCATGCCTCAAAGAAATCAGATAATCAAAAAATACCGCTTTAATATCCGGGCTTCCTTCTGCCATCTGCTTTAAAAACTTTTTCGTTTCAGGATACCATTCGGCGGATTTGTAATGAGCACTTGTAATAATAATTTCTTGCGGCTCTTCTCTTAATTCGGCTATCTGAGAATATTCTGGATTTTTCATATAAGGTGGTTGTCTGCTAACAAGGAAAGGTCTAATAATCGAATCTATAATTAGACTTGGTATTAAACGTCTTTCTTCAAGAACAGTAATATGGGAACGATGTCCCCTACCGCCTTCACCGCTAACAACAACGTTTATCTTTGAACCATTTAAAAATGTCATTTCCCATTTATTTTGGTTTGTCACAATATTCGCTGTTTCTCTTGCTATATTGGGATGCTCATTTTTAAGAGCAACACACTTATCGGCTATAATTAAACCCGCTTGGGCTTTTGTAGATGAAGCAAGCGCAATTGTTGTTCCCGGATACAGAATACAACGAGCAATAGCGTATACAGCAATCAACCATGATTTAGCTGATGCACGAGATGCTATACCAATAAATTCTGTTGACCGAGATATAAGATTTATCCAAAACCTCTGATAAGGAAATAGTTTTACTCCCATATAATGCTCAACAAAAAAGCACAGGTTCTTCCTATAGAAAGTTACCCAACTTTTGATGCGGTCTTTTTTTTGACGCGACATTTCTTTCTCTGTAAACATCTTTACCGGTTCGCCCATTTTTCCATATGGTTTCATATTTGTTAAAAAAGGGGTCTGACTTTTCTTAGGTGTTCTAGCCATAGAACCTCCTACACATCACCATCGTCTATTAGACCATAATCAACCATTTCGTCTTTGTCTAATATGAGGTCATCATTAGAATCTTCATCTTCTGAAACATTAAAATCTTTGCTTCCTAGAATAAAGTTCTTCAAGGGTCTAACAAGATATTCTTGAAAATATTTTTCAACATTTCCAACATCTCTGTACATATCCCCTCGTGGGTCTGTGGCAAGCCATTGCGCCGGCTCTTTTTCTTCAATATCTTTAATCCACAAGCCAAATGTTTCAGAGCCTTTACTAGCTGTATTTGCAGCATTAGCTATATTTGGTGAAATAGCAAGATTTTTCATTAAATCCTGCAATTCTTTTACCAATTTGCTTGTATCATCTCCATTAAGCCTAGCTTTTTTAATATCCAACAGATTAAAACATGTTTGCTTTAAAAGAACAACTTCTGCGCGAGTATCAGCCTTGTGAGTTTGTTTGAAGTTTGTATATTCTTTTTCTAGGAATAGTATATCCTCTCTAGATATGTCATCCCCCCAAAAATCAATTACATCCTGTGGTATAGGAATTTCCTCTATAACAGATTCCTTCTCCACATAAATAGTACCCATATCAGAGTACGTCAAATCCATTTCAGTGCTTTTATCCATTGAGGGGTTTACGGCTACTAGCTTTGACTTATATATGCCAAAAATACTATGAATAGCTTTTCCTTGCTCAACCAGCGTGGCAATTTGTGCTTGGGTTGCGGAAGCCGCTTCATTAGAATACTTGACATTTAAAGATGTACATAATTTATGAATAGCTTTTTCTAGGCTTCCGGTTTCTTGGTAGAAACCGTCATATAATTTTTGAACACAGTTTTTACAAACAGAAAATTTCCCATTGGCATCTATAAGTTTATTATCTGTACAATCATAAAAACTATTTTCAGACAGCAACTTTTGACATTTTCTGCAGTAGCAGAGACCGTCTGGTATACTTTCTGCCATAATAAAACCATCCTTTTATAATCTGAACAGGCTCTTAAAAAAATCTAAGATAAGCTCTAAAAGCCAGTGTTTTTTTGTCTCTTGGTTAGGAATAGGAGTTGGAAGCTCTACGCCAGCCATTGCTTCTCCGCCGTACTTAAACAGTTTTTCGAAGTCTAAGAAGTGTATATAAGCTTTTCCATTATCTCCCCATTCTTTCCCCCAAGAGTTTTGAATACCGATGTAACCATCTTCACGCCATTCATTTAGAAGGTAAGCATGTCCCCCGACAACATTAGCATCTATTGTTATAATGTTATTTTCATCAGGAGTAAACATTGATTGAGTCCATATTGTTCCAGTTATAACGGGTCCCTTATTTAAAAGCCACCAACGAATAGTAGCTATATCCGGAGCAAAAGCATATACGTCTAATCTTCCCCTACTTTTTAAAACTTTTGCAATTGAGCGAACATATGCCCCATTTTCTTCGTTAGGCTCTCCCTCAACTACTTTACATTCGTAATACATTTTATGCCCATCATCGTTTGCGAACACTGTATTTATCGGAGAGTTTATGCCCCAAGAAGCGCCTGAAAAGCCCACGCAATGTGGAAAATCCCCCTGATTTAAACTTTCGGAAGGGAAATCCCATTTTCTAGCTGTAATTGGCTCCTCCTCAAAAGCTTCTTGCGGAATAAAATGTCTTAAGTTATAATCTCTTGAGTCGAAAGGACTTGGCTTTCTTCCTAACGGGTATTTTTTAATGTCTGTCATAAAACCTCCGTTTAATATTTTAATTTAATGGCTTTTAAAAGCCGTATTTTATAAGATAGGGGTAGAGTTGCACTACCCCTTTCGCGTCTCGCTATCTATTCTTAATATCAATTTTCATTGTTCTTTGTGCTATTTGGCTTGCACTTGTTTCTATTGTACAAAGAACAGAGTATCTTGTTCTATTTACTCCGCCTGAAGCAAGGAAGATAACAGAGGAAGACGTATGATAATCATTTGTAATAACCAATTCACTTCCGGAAGAAGATATTTCATGGTTAAGTATTATTTCATCTTCTGACAACCAATCCTCCCAACTGAAGCCAAAAGCAAGCGTTTCGTCGGGGTCTTTAATTTTTATAGAATCGTCTATCATTTTATTGGCACCTCACTTCATAATTATTATCTTCAACCTCTATGCTATAGATTGGTTCAGATTTTTGTATATTATAAATAGAATTATAGGGTTCTATATTGTAAATTCTATCTTCATAAGGAATCGTCATAATTCTATCTTCATACTCTATTTTGTATATTCTACAAAGTTCGAGTGCCATAGTACCCTCCTATAAAATTATACTGTTAGTGTCACTGAAGTTCTATTGCCACTAGTTCCAACTTCTGCTACGATTGTGTTAACTGTATCGTCAACACTTCTAAATGTTAGGGTTGATGTTCCCCCGCCGCTTACTTTTCCAGCTAACGCGGAAGATATTACTTTTAGAAGCTGTCGTACTGTATAAGTACCGATAACTACTTCATCAAGTATTGCGTCTATTGCAGCGGCGGTAAGAGGTACACCATCTGTACTTGTATCAGCAAGGATAGCGTCTACGATACCATCAATAACTGCCACTTCATTGTCTATTGTAGTAATCGTACCTGGAATGGTAGTGCCAGTGTCTTCAAGGATAGAAGCGGT